ACAGATACTATTTTTAGGTCTGGGCGGCCAACCTCTGACCCCATGTAATCCTGCAAGCCAATGCGCGCAGCCTTAGGCATGGCGATCATGTAACCGTCAGCCGTTAATCTCGGCTTAGCGTCCATCATTAGCTTGTCAGTGAAAATCAGCGTCATTTTTAGCCCAAAAAAAAACCGCTCGACCCGTTAAGGTGAGCGGCTTGATTGATTCAATACCGTGTGCGCCGATATTTTGGCGCAATCTTAGGCTAATGGTATTACTCTATTTTAGGCGTGTCAAGTTTAGGCGGCTTATCCGAAGACTCAGCCGTGCGCCTAACGATTTTACCGCCCTCGAAAATAAATGTGATTCGACCGTAAAAGCTTGTTTGCTGGCATAGTGCTAGCTGCTGGACTGCCCAGTCTAGTATTTTTTGGGTTTCGCTTGGGGTGTTTGACAATTTTAACCTCGATTGTTTCGATAGTATTTAGACTAAATTAATCCCGCTTCCATTTTGGACTAAGGGCGACCAACCGCAACGGCAATTGTGTGTTATAATGCCATTTGCAGAATACCAGCCTTCGCCAGTTTCGAGATTATACACATGACCACTGAAAAACTCACGCTTAATACTGATTATATCGTCAGCGAATACCTTGCAGGAAAGTCCGTCAATAAGATTTCTGGCGAGCTTAGCGTCAGCCGTAGCGCTATCGAGAACAGACTCAGAAATAGAGGTGTCGCTCTCCGCACTCAATCCGAAGCGGAATCTGCCAAATGGCAGTCTATGACTAGCGAGCAAAGAGCGCACCAAGTTATGGCGGCCAACAATGCCGCCAGAGGCAGAAAGCATTCTTTTGAGGAAAAGTGCAAACGAGCTAAGACCAACTCTATCAAAATATCTCACGACTCGGAGATTGAGCGGTTTATTATCAGCGAACTCACTGAAAGAGGTATCGATTGCGTGCCGCAGTTTGCCATCGGACCATATAACTGCGATTTCGCCTGCGGTTCCGTCGCCGTGGAAGTGTTCGCCGGACATTGGCACTGGAGTGGGAGCCACCTCGCAAGAACGGATGAAAGATTCAGATACATCATGAATCGTGGGCACGATATTCTCGTGATCGTTGTCAGCGCTAGCCATCCATTCACTCCCACCGTCGCAGATAATCTTATGCGTGAGATTAATATCTTGCGCGGCAACCCACCCGAAATCCGTCAGTACAGGGTGATTTGGGGTACAGGTAAGTACACGACCACTGGAACAGCTAATGATGATCATATCTCCATCAAACCACCGTTTGCTAACCGCAGAAATACCGCTACGGGACAATACGAGACTGTCAGCAGGTAGGCAATTGGGGTGTACCGGAATTATACCCCTAGACTCGCTAATAGTAAAAACTTTACCTGATAATGCGTCACACTCTTCGCACACCGAACCATCTCCAGCCGTAGAGAATTCAACATCAACCTCAAGACCTTCGAGCCCAGCCTCTTCGTAGGCGTTAATAGATGCCTCAGCATGCGCGCTTATGATTTCTGTTCTTGCGAGTACGCGCGCGCGGGTAATGCCGATCTTATCGACTCGCTCATTGATTTGTGCGGCCAGTTCTCGCGGGCTTCTGCCTTCACCAATACCCTGCGCCAGAATGCGGCTTATTTGCTGATCCATTGTTTTGGTGATGCCGTCCAAATCGTTATAGGCTCTGGTGTAGATCAACCCTAAACGATCTGCGTGCACTGGCCTAAAAAACGATTGCTCAACCCACTGGCTAGATACATTGGCACCAGCCTTGCGCATCTTGCCAACCGCATCACGAATGCCTTTGGTGTAAGCGGTATCAATGTACGTATTAATCCAAGCCGATTGCGCGGCTCCCGCGGCACCAGCACCGCCTTGAACCTCTAAAATTCCACCGTTTTGCGCCATTTGCAGCCAGTCCATAAACTTTTGAACTTTTTCGGCAGGCCGGTCAAACGTGAAAGATCTGGATGGCAACGCTTCTGCGTCCATCATAATTGCGGGCGCAGATAATGAGTCACCAACGCGCAAAGCTTTAAGCGCAAACACATCATTCTGATTTATCGACTGATTAATCAGCGCCTTCAAACGATTGAACCGAGCAACTAGATTCTGCTCGAACTTGACGCGCGTGGTCGTTGTTCCTGTCGGATCAAAACGAGCGTCAAGAATCAGGCGGCTATCGCAGCAAGGGCAGCTATTTTTTAGCATTGAATTGATCTTTTACCTCTTCGTCCGACTCATCAATCTCGCCAATTTGATCCTGCTCAATGCCAGGCATGGTGCCATCCTCGGCAAGCATGTTGATCGCGGCAATGGATAGCTGCTCACTGCTGAATAATCCAGTATTTACAAGGTTAACAATGCCCTGTGTTTTCTTCAAAAAGTTGTCAGTTTTTTGTGTTTCACTCATCGACCAAAGCGGGGTCCATGTGTAGAAAATCTCTTTAGGTCGATCACCCAAAGCGCTTCTGATAATAATCTCATCAAGTTTTCGCATTCTTGGTGATATGCGGTTTTTCTGAATCGCCGATATTGATTTGTAATAGTTTTCTAAGTCGCTTTGACCCGTTGCACTTAGCCCATCGGGAGACTTCCCAAGCATCCTAGTCGCCGGAATATCGGACGCACCCGAGGCGATTTCCATGTACATCATGGCAATGTCTTTAAGGCCGCTAAAGTTAGGTGTTAGCTTTGTCCACTCCTCCTCTTTATCAAGCATAAGCGCACGATTAACCGACTTTGCAACGGCGGCGAGGTGCCATCGTGTGATTAGCTTTTCGCGGTATTCTTTTGTTCCAACGTTCGCCATAAAGTTGGGAATTTTAATAATATCGACATTCGACTCCATCATTAGCGTAGCTATCTGCTGCTGGGGGATGGCGCAGTGCTTGATTGCATCGTCAATACGTTGGATTATTGAGTCGCCCCACCCGTCATAGCCAGCGGTTTGGCGTGACGGTAAATCGCGTCCATTAAGATGTACAACGCGTGAAGGGTGAATGGTAATAACCGAAGATGATCCAGAAAGCTGATAGTTTTGCGGCTGCCCAAAGTATTCGCTAGCAACATCAAGCTCTATCTGTCCTGCTGTTAACTCATGCCGTGAAACGTCATGCAAATACATCAAATCGCCTAGGCCTACTCGCTCAATATCAAGCGGCAAACCGGCATCCTCTTGCCCGCGCACGCCAATAACAATCGCACCACCACCATATAGGCGAGCTTTTTTTAGTGCCGAGTTTAACTTTTCTTGGACTCCAAATTGATACTCAACTTGCTCAATAGCGCTTATTTGCTCAGCCGTAGCGCTCCACGTGCGCCACTCGCTGGTTGAGTCGTCCGCTGGTATATCAACGGCCTTGCCTGCAACCCAATCGCTACGGTAAGCGTTTTCCAACTCTTGACGGTCAATCAGCGTCAACGAGTATCGGTTGCTAGCGGCTTTATCCTGCCCAACAACAGCCATGCCGCTGACTAGATTGGTTAGTGTGTCAGTCGTTACAACGTTGTTAGGTGGTCTTTTCTTAGCGGCCATATCTCATACCTGAATTGGTTAAACTGCGCTCATAATATCATAACCCGTTGCTGACTTAATAAACACATATTCGAGCGCGTCAATCATTGCGTCTGTCTGGTCATCAAAATCATGCTGGTCATTGTGGGTGAAGCTTGATACCTCGCTTACCATTTCGTAGTTGTGCCTATCTCCATAGGGCAAGCAAACCTTTTTTGCGCCGTGAAATGCTTGTACATCCATTGCTCTAGTGAACTTGTCGCGAGTACGGGGGAGCGGTGTTACGGGGATAGGCAATCGCCCCTTAACCTCTTGAATCAAACCCGTACCGCTCGACTTATCTTCAACCATAACGGATCGAATGTTACCATCTAGGCCGCCATTCTTTGACCATGCCGTTTTAACAAATTGCTCAAAGTCCTCGCGCAATTTTTTTGCATCCATTCTATCGCGCTGATAATTTAGGCGATAAATGCGCCCGCCACGGTAGCCCCACTCGGCAAACACAGTCCAATCGTTCCACTCGTTTGTTTTCTGTGCAGTATCAACAGTAATAAAACGATAATCATACCCGCCTGGATCTGGCAAGTCTGCGCCATCGTCCATATCGCCAAAGAAAACAAAATCATTGCCGCTGAATATTCCCCCGGTTAGGTCGCTTGGGTTTTGCATAGACTGGCTGGCGAATGTGTACGGGCTTGCCTTTTGCAGGGACATTAGGTCATCAATGCTTTCTTTTTCTGGCCAGTATGACCACTTACCGTCAATGCATTTTGATTTGCACGCGTCACGAATGCATCGCTCGCGTATGCCATCAGGCAAAGTGCCGATATAGTCTTGATCGATTAGCGCTGGTATTTTTATGTGCAGGTCTACTTCAATACCCATTCCGCCGGACAATAGAAACCCTGTGGTGTCATCACTATGCAATCGCTGCTGAATAGATATAAACGGGGTACCACTGTGGGCACGGCGGCTGCGCAATGTGTTTACTAGTCGCTGGTGTGATTTCTTGCGCTTAGTCTCACTGAACATATCATCGGGCTTATCCCAGTCATCCGCTTGAACGTGGCCAGTGTAACCATCGCCCATGTAGCCACCACGAACACCCGTAATCTGTCCACCACTTGATCGGCTAAATAACTGGTGCTTGCGCTTTCCGTTTTGCTCTAGCGTCCAGTCATCGACCTTATCTTTACCAATGGCCAGCGGGTAAAATTGCGTAAATTCGGCAGACTTTACCAATGATCTCGCTCGGTCACTGTTTTCGTCCGATAGCGATTTAGAATAGCTGGCGTTGAGTATGCGGACTCGGTTATATATCGCAAACGTGAAGCAGGGAAGATGGATCGACCAAAATTCTGTCTTTGTTGATCCGGGGGGCGTATTAACGCAAATCGCTTTCTTGTTACCTGACAGCATTTGTTCCGCCGCCCAGTTGAAGTAGTGGTGATGCCAATTAGTGCGGAAGCTGTCGCCTTGCGAAATATTGAACCATAAGGCAGTGAACGCTAATGGTGATGACTCACCGGCAGCGGCAAGCGCCAATCGCTCGCCGTGGCTTAGCGATTCCCACTCTATCGGCGCAATGGCCATCAGTCGGTTAGCTTGTTGACCAGTGCGGACACTAGGGCAGCGTCTACAGATTTTGGGGTCATTGATCCGTCTGGGCTGGTGTGGGCGATTTCGTTTTTATCGCACCAATCAAAGTTGTTTTTAAGATTGAAAATAACGCCTGTGACGTTGTTACCGTAAAGCCTTTGCTCTAGGGCAACCTCTACGCGAGACCGAGCTTTTTTTATAGCGGGGAAAAATTCGTCTTTGTTGGCATAGTTTGTGATTGTTTTTCTATCTACACCAAGACTTAGCGCCAATCCGCTCATCGTAGGGGCGTACATCTTTTTTTCTTCGCCACTATCGTCAATACCTACAGATATATAAGCGTCAGTCTCGAAATACAGGTCTACAGCCGTTTGAAGCTGCTCAACCGTCTCAAAAGCCAGCGGCCTTCCAACTGATCTATCACTCATGCCGTCACCCGTTGACTAGCTAAAATTAAATATCTGTAAACGTCACAAAGTAAGTGCCAGCGGTTACGGCAGAAAGGCGAACCTCTCCAATGATTGCAGCGCCGTTACCACCGTTAATCGTTATGACGTGTGGCGTTCCAGTTACTGCGATTTCATCGGCTGAGGTTGAGCTATTACCCTTTGCTTCGACTGTGGCAGCATCAAGCGTGAAACCTTGTGCCTCGACCTGCACGCCATTTCGCGCAGCCGGCGAGAATACGCACACGATCTCATCTGCACCGCCTGAGAATGCCGTTTTGATGCCTTTTGTGGCCGTAATGATTGCCATTAGTTAAACCTCTGCAAAAATTGTTTGCTTGTTTTCGCGATTATAGCACATAAAAAAGCCCCGCATAGCGAGGCAAGCGGGGTGAAATCAAATCGCTTTTTCAGGCCACTCATAGACCTGCTTTTGTTTTTCCGGCGAAGTAGGCCAAACCTTCTGGCTAACTGGCTCTAAATTTGCTTGCTTCAATAGTTGCGCGTGCCATTGGTTTATTGGCATATCTATCCATTCTACTTCTGGCAGCGGTAAATCGTTCACTTCCTCACCCCTGAATTAGCAATCTTTGATCGCTCAATCTCCTGACACATTGCGCAAATGGTGTTGCATTGCTGGTTTTCTCTCATGATTTTACCC